GCTCGGTGCTATCGCAGCCATCTTGATGGATGCGGAGTACCGTAATCGATTGTCCAGAGGTGGGAATAAGTCACAAATATTCAAAGATATACTTTTTGAATTTGTGGGTTCCCCATCTGCGTTCTTGAAGACCGTTACATCAGCTCACCTCGGATACAAATTTGCGATTGCGCCATTAGCAAATATGGTTAACAACGTGATGAGTACCCTAGGACGTATGGACAGCGTACTGAGACGGATGGCTGAGAAGCCATTCGCCGTGCACGGGTCGTATACGTACACCAAGCAGAATAATACTGCCGGTGTATGGTTGAGCGATCCTGCAACATACGGGTTTTACCAAACTCGTATTTCGGTACGTAAAACCACTCAGGTAACATGGACCCAGTCCGCGTTTAGGCGGCTGAAACCAAATATGATACCTCAACTAAATAGCATGAAATGGCGTGCCATTGTGGAAGGGCTAGGCTTGTCACCTAGTCTTTCAGCTATTTGGGCTGTAATCCCAAGAAGTTTTGTTCTGGATTGGTTTTTCCCAATCTCAGATTTCTTGGAACAGCTCGACGGTTCACAACCGTCAGATGCGTGGTTTGATACCCTAAACACATACAGTTCTGTAAAGACTGTAACTACGGGATCCGTAACGGAGGAATTTGCACCCCTCCAAAGCGCCTTCACGAGTGTGAAGTTGCTATCGGGATTAGAGACAAATCGCCAGGAATTCTCCTTGCGCGATTACTCACGTAGTGAACTCGGGAGTTCTTCATGGACTCCCGCTCAAGTCTTTGTACCGGAGCCACGAATCCCTACGTTGGGACAGTGGTGGACCGTTGCAGAGATGCTCTTCCAGTCGATGTACAAGGTTTCCCGAGTGGGCAACCCATCGCTGTTAGGCACCAAACCGATGTGATAGTGTGACTTCAAGTTGGCGGGAACAATTCCCACATCCACAGTGGATGTAATACCAGCGAGAATAGCACTGTTATGTTAAATGAAAACATACGAGCACTATGCTAGCAGATACACTTGCCCTAGGGGCAGGCGGAACCTTGCTTACTTACAGTAAGCAATTTGGCGACGCGCAATTAGGAGCGTCCTACACTGTTGTAGGACTAACTGTTGCCGCCGCGGCCAACCTGAAGGTTAAACACCAACAGGACAAGTCAGGGACAGTGAGGACATTGGTGGATCTTTCCACCAACGTGCCTGTACCCGGTTCAACAACCGGCCAGTACACGACACGCCGTCTGTATTTGAATTACGTTCGCGGTGTTAATGACACCGCTGCGGACATCAAAGCAGACTTCACTCGTCTCAAGACTATTGTTGACTCGACTTCTATTCAGGATCAACTCCTGGCTAGCCAAGTCTAATCGCGAGATTAGCCTTGGGTAAGTGCGCTGCTTCAGTGCACCCATTAGTTATGCAGTCAAAACCAAAACCTCGGTCTAATAAACCGATTGATCATCTCGAGATTCTATCTCGGGCTGGTTCTAACCGTCTCCCTTCTGGGCTTCTAGTGTTAGCATTGGCAAGGATGGTTTCATTGTTAATATTGTTCATAAAACAAAAATTAAAATGGATACCAATAATCGCCTCCGTGCTATTTGGCACGGGCTTACTAGTTGCGGTAGCAACAACGCATTCGTCGAAGATTCGGACCGTAATACGTTCGATCGTCGGCTTATCAACGAAGGAGCTGAATTCTATGCCAGAGGACTTACTACCCTCCGGTCTGCCTTACTGACTGGCCTTGAAACAGGACAACTCAGTTGGGACAGTTCGCTCTTCAAAAAGCGAAAGGGAACTCAGCTTCCCACGTTCCTGTATGGTGCATGGATTGCTATCTTTGACGATAGCGGTCTTCTGCGTTATAATGTTGACGTGGATGCTGTCGCTTGCCTTAACCAGCTTTTGGCTGTGTTCGGCAAGATTGAGGGAGGACACCCTGCGGATTCCGAGATCACCACCATCTGTTCCTTCATCAGGAACGAAGAAGTGGTAAGATTTTGGAATTCGCGTCTTCAAGGTCTAACATGGGCTCGTAGCAACTTTGCTACGCTCCCCTCACCACTTGACCGGTACAAATATCGGCTCGAGAAATATGGTAAGGAGTATATGTTAGATGACATGACGTATCCGTTGGAAGGAAACCCAGAAGGAGATAAACCCCTTCTGAGTGGTAATTACCTGGATTTGTTCATTCTTGAGGCGCGACGATTGGTTAGGCGTGTGTTAATGGATGAGAATCCACTTGACATACGTCCTAAACATGGCTCAGGTGCGTCCGCATGCAATACCCCCGTAAGGGTAAGGTACGGCATGCCCAGATATATCGAAAGTATCGATAAACTCTGGCCGTATGATGAATTCTTCTTCCTATCGCCGACCCACTTGTGTGATACAATGGGCGGGCGTACAGAAGGAGAACCGGGCGTCCAATCATCTCATCGATGGTTGGATGACCTAGAGTCATACACTCCGTGTGCAAAGGTCTTGCTCGTCCCTAAGGACGCAAGAGGTCTGCGTTTGATTTCGTGTGAACCACGAGAGACAATGTGGATACAGCAGGGCCTTTTAAGCAAACTGGTAACTTGCTTGGAAGGACACCCCCTCACCAAAGGTCTCGTGAATTTCACGGACCAGTCTATCAATCAATACCAAGCGTATCGCGGTTCGATTAGCCGCGAATCAGCTACGCTTGACTGTAAGGACGCGAGTGATCGGGTTCCGCTAGAATTAGTTAAGCTCCTCTTCCCTGAAAATTGGGTTGAGGCCTTACTAGCCTGTCGGTCTGGTCATACTCGTCTACCTGACGGTACAGAGATTGAACTTGGGAAGTTCGCACCCATGGGGTCAGCTCTATGCTTCCCTGTGATGGCACTAACCATTTGGTCATTACTAACAGCTGCCGCCAATATGGCTCAAACGGAGCGATCCGTAAGAGTATCGGGACGCCTTAAGAGAGCTCAAAAAGCTTTCAATTGGACGAATCCTGTTTACGTATATGGCGATGATATCATCGTGCCTACTGACTTCGCAGAACAGGCCGTGCTGGTACTTGAAAGCGTTGGGTTAAAAATCAACGTTAACAAGTCGTTCGCACGCGGGCTCTTTCGAGAGTCTTGCGGTGGAGAGTACTACAACGGACATGAGGTTACTCCTGTCCGTCTGCGCACGCTCCCAGACGATGATATCCCATCCAGAATGAAAGTTATAGCGTTTCACAATAATATGTGGCGCTTAGGCTTTCAACCTACATGGTTAACAGAGTTGGTGCATTCGTGGTACCCATTCGTCCCTGAAAGGACGAGCAAGTATCGCGCGTGCTCGCGGGATATGCTAGGGGCAGAAAGGTACAAGTACCTGCCTGTCTTCTTGCGACCCGGGTTTGCAGTTAATGCAGACCATGTTGTGCACCAGGGGAATCAAATGTCCTCTGTGCTAGACGTCTATCAACCCGACAACCATAAACTGCAGTCACGGTGGAAACGCGATATACAAACGCGCCAATACCGCTTCTTGACTGTAGTTCCGAAAGGTACAAAATACAATTCGG